CTCCTCCCCAGAGTGGCCAAAAAGTGGGCTTTCCAGGGGGAGCACGCTCCATCCACTGGATACCATCACTGGCAGGGACGATTGTCTCTTCACAAGCGACTCACAGTGGGAGTCGCTAAGCGACTCATCCTCGACGCCATCAACTGCCAGTACATCAAGCCAACCAGCGCAGCGTGTGTCCGACATGGGGCTATGTTCTATGTGCAGAAGGATGATACCTACGATGGTGGAGGCCGCTTCACTGATAAGGATGTGCCGCGTGAGCCTGTCTACATTCCAAGACAGTATCGCCACGACCCCCTGCCCTGGCAGCAAGTCGTCCTCGATTCCGCGAAGTCATTCGACGACCGGACAATTAATGTTATTGTCGATGAGGTTGGCGGAATTGGCAAGTCTGTTCTTGCAGGTCTTGCCCGCGCAAGAGGATTCGTCACTATTCCATGCTGCGGAGACCATGAGCGACTTATCTACACGGTGTGTCAGATCCTACGCGCAAGAGGTCAGCGCCAGCCCGGCCTCGTGATCCTTGATCTCCCTCGTGCTGTTGACAAGAAGCGGCTAGCGTCGTTTATGATTGTCATCGAGGAGATCAAGAATGGCTTCGTGTATGACACGAGACACTCCTACAAGTCCTGGGACTTCGATTCCCCCCAAGTATGGGTGATGTCCAATCAACCCGTTCCCCGACATTACCTCTCCAACGACCGTTGGAAGATGTGGCGCGTCGTTGACAATGCACTTTGTGACATGGACGCCCCCTGTGTTTTCGTCGATTCGCGAGGCGAAACCGTCGATTTGTCGGGTCCGTACGCACTGTATGCTACTTAATCCTAAATTTTCAAACCCTTTCCCCCCCTTTCCTTTCCTCCCCTAACCTAGCAGGCCCCCGCCTGAAGCACGGTAGTGCGTTCCTTAGGATTAAATCCCCCGAATTTACTTCGGAGGGAGCGAGCCAGCGACCGTTGCATACACCAAGGGACTGGGCGATAGTATCCCATTACCGAGGCCGTTAGGCCGGATGTCGCCTGGGTCCCATCCCCTGCCGGTTCTGCCGGTCCCACCTAAATACTAGTAGAGAAAGAAAACTTGCCGTCATTCCAGCGTAGCGCCAAGTTTTCTTTTCTTTCTTTACCTACTCCCGGCTCTAGCGCTCTTGTGCGAGCGAAGCGAGCCCACATCCAAGAGCGCGGAGCGCTTTTTTTTTTTAGCATGCCCAAGCGCGGCCGCTCCAGGTATGCGCCCAGTGGTCGACGCGTCAGGCGTCGACGTGTCTTTGGGCCGAGACGCCCTCGGAGGCGTCGGCCGACCAAACGCAAGCCGCGTAAGGCGCGCATTCAGGGCACTGTCCAGATGTTTCCCCGCGTCAAGCTCATCAAGATGCGGTACTGCGATATCAATCTGGGCCTCACTCCTAGCAACACTGCTACTCCGTCTGTTGTCAAGACCTGGTCTGCCAACAACCTCCATGACCCCGCGATAGTCGGGGGACCCAACCCTCACCAGCCCGCCTACCACGACACTTGGGCCAGTCTCTACAACGACTATACCGTCGTTGGGGCCAAGCTCACCATCAAGGTTACGTGGCAGAACAACGCGCTGGACAAACCGATCCTCATAGGCATCCGCACACGGGGCCCAAATGCTTCGGTTATCAACGCCAACACCTACTTCAGGTTGTGCGAACAACAGCCCGGGTTTTTCAAGGGCTGGAAACGTCTTTACCCAAATATTACAGCAGTCGGGACTGGGATCCCGGCTTCCTATCAAGCTCGCGGCCAGCGGGCCATCACAATCAGCAAGGGGTATTCCCGCCGCAAGACTCTGCATATTCCCAAAAAGGATGGCCTCCTTTCACAAAGTGAGATGAAATTCACGACTACGATTGCTCAGATGACCGATCCTGAGAATCCACCCTGGTACTTCGATTTGATGACGTGCGCGCCATTTGGGGCGTCGTCCGGTCGTCTGGATGCCGAAATCAAGATCGAATACACCGTAGCCCTCCAGGATCCCATTCTGGTGGCACTCCAATAAGAGACACCTCTCTGACCGTCCACTAGTGATTCGAGTATTATGGTGGACGTTAAAGCCCACACACCATGGGCACTGAATCTGTGATACACCGGTGGCTTCCCTCGGGTAGTCACTTCCTGTGTTCATACCCCACACAACAGGTGTGGACACAAGTGATATTCTGTCGCGTCCGACCAGGTATTAGCGAAATATCCCTTGCCAATAAATCATTAATTCCGATGAGCTCAGTTGCAACTTTCGATTTTCGAATTAGTCATGAGCGATATACCTCCGCCCAATTGGTCCACCTCCTCCCCAGAGTGGCCAAAAAGTGGGCTTTCCAGGGGGAGCACGCTCCATCCACTGGATACCATCACTGGCAGGGACGATTGTCTCTTC